TTCCGTAGCAAGTACGCTGCCCTTGATGCTTGCGTCGATGCGGTCAAGGAAGCGCTGAATGAGGAAGGGATATTTCTGCATCAGAAGACGCACCTCAGCGACGATGGCGTGATTGTGGAAACCATCTTTGTCCATGAATCAGGCGATCAGCTATCAGGTGGCTTACTCCATGTCCCGGCATCTAAGCAGGATGCTCAAGGATATGGATCGGCCCTCACATACGCTCGTCGCTATAGCCTTTTGGCCGCTTGTGGTATCGCCCCAGAGGATGACGATGGCAATGCCGCATCCAAGCCCAGACAGGCTCCCAGCGACAAGGAGATCAACGCCAAACTGGAAGACTGCCGTAAACAGGTTGAAGCCGTGGAAACGGTATCAGCCATCAAAGCCGTAGTAGATCCCTATCGGCAGTGGGCAAAGACGTATGGGCTTGGCGATATGAACGCCAAGGTAATTGAAATGGCGCAACTCCGCGCAGAAGCATTAAACAACAAGGAATAAACATGGCACAAAAAATTTACGATCTCGTGGTAGTCACTGGTTCTTATCTTGACCGTCAGGGCAACCAGAAGAAGGAATACAAGACCATCGGTGCGGTTTTCCAGAATGAGCGGGGTATGTACGCCATGCTAGACAAAACATTCAATCCTGCGGGCGTAGCAAGCGAGAAGAGCAGCATTTTCTTGAACTTCTACGAACCCAGAGACAGGCAACAGGCTCCGCAGGGAAACCGAGCGCCAGTGAGCAGTCAGCCTTCCGCTGATTTTGACGATGAGATTCCTTGGTAGGAGAGACAAATGATTTATTACGACAAGCCAGCCAGCGAATACCACGCTGGCCCCGGCATATCCAAATCAGGGCTGGACAAGATTACGATCAGCCCTGCCCACTACAAGGCAAGCCTAGATCGGCCCCAGAAGCCGACAGAGGAGCTTTATATCGGCTCCGCTACTCATACGCTGACCTTGGAGCCTGAGAAATTTGAACGGGAGTTCATTGTTGCGCCCCCGATCATGGATCGACGCACCAAGGAAGGTAAAGCCATTGCCGAGCAACTGGAGGCATCTGGCAAGCAGATCCTGACGTATCAGCAATATGAATTGATCCAGGGCATGGCCTTGTCAGTCCGTAGCAATGAAACCGCCTTGGAGCTGATCTCAGGAGGCCATACAGAGGTCTCCTTTGACGCAATCTGGGATGGCGTACTAGTGAGGGGGCGCTGTGATTATCTGCGCTCTGATGGCGTTGTAGTGGATCTCAAGACCACCAAGTCAGCGCATCCCAACCAGTTTGTGAAATCAATCGCTGATTTCCGTTACCACGTTCAAGCCGCAATCTATACCGACCTCCTGATGGAGAACGGGATCTATGTGCCTGAGTTTGTATTCATAGCCGTGGAAAAGACCTACCCGTTTGCGGTTGGTATCTATACGGTCGATGAAGCTGGTGTCGAGAAGGGACGCAAGGCATACAAGCGGGATCTGGCTACCTACAAGGCCTGCTCAGAACTGGGTGTATGGCCTGGGTATCCAGAGGAAGTGGTGCAACTGACCTTGCCATCTTGGGCTTAATAGCAGGACAGGACATGAATACAACAACAGAAATGATGATGATTTATCCAGACACTGCAAAAGCAATGCTGGAGACAAATTCTGCAAATCGTAGCGTTCGACAAAAATGGGTAGACCAGTTAGCCGATATTATAAAAAGCGGAGAATTTGTTTCGACACATCAAGGCATTGGGTTTGATGTTAATGGGAGACTAATTGATGGACAGCACAGGCTACTTGCTTGCATAAAAGCCAACGCGCCGATCACCATTCAAGTGACCAAAGGACTTCCAGCAAGTGCTTGGTACGCATTGGATCAGGGCATCAATAGAAATTATTCTGACGTTCTTGAGATTGACCGAAAAGTCGCAGACATCATTGGAAGAGCGCATAAGTTCTACATAGGCGGCAAAGCAAAACCTGTAGAGCTGGTAGCAATTCGCGACTCAATCATTGGTAAAACTGCCGCCGAACTTCAATTAATCTCATCTGCAAGCACTAAAACATTTTCAAGTGGATCAGTAAGGCTTGGTGCAACTTTGACTATTTGCATGGGCCTTGACAAAGACTACGTATTTTCACAATACAAAGCGCTTGTCAGTAGTGATTTTGATGAGATGAGCGAAATCACGAAGCAATTTTACAAGCAGGGCATTAGCGGACAAATTAATCCGGTGAACTTGCATGACACTTTAGCAAAAGCGTTGGTCATGTTTGATGCAAAAAATGCTGCTATTAGCCGATTCAGCGCTTCATCAACCCAGCAAAAAATGACATCAGCAAAAAAATTCATGGATAGCCTGTTCAGTCATCTTCTGTAAAGTTGATTGGTAAAATTTTTTTTCAAAATAGCTTTACAAACTGAAAATAAATTTTCTATAATGTGTCCAAGTTCAGGGGTTGGCCTTGGACGCATTTGGAGAGACTCATGAAACTTGGATCAATCGAAGCTGATGACGCATACGACAGATGGCGCACTCGTGGGCCTGATGACGCTGATGATGCGCGTGAACGCTGGGACGAAGATACCGCTATTTCCGAGGCAATCAGCGCCAGTGATGCCTTTGACATTCTTGAGCTGCTGATCTGCGATCCCGTACGCGCTCAGGCTCGGTTGAAGTCAGCACTTGATGAAGCATTTGAGGCTTATCTTGAGGATTGCCGTGAATCCAATGCTCAAGCAGAGATCGACGCTTATGAAGCAAGTTTGGACTATTAACAGGAGATACCTATGAAAGCATTAGATAAATTTGGCGGTTGGCTTTTGGATAGTAAGTCAGGAATGATCTTTGGCATCATCGTGGCTCTGGCAGGAGCCGGGATCACTGGCTACAAGTTATTCACTGGCCCAAAGATGGTGACCATCAGCGCCTCAGAGTTCGTCTGCGTACAAGCAGAGCCTTGGGGCATCACCACTCGTTGCACCACTTATTCGAGGGTACGGTAATGGCTAGGCATAAACACGCAGACATCATCATCGCCTGGGCAGAGGGTAAAACGATTCAGTACAAAACTGACCGTGGCGCTTGGGTTGATGAGTTTTCAACTTCACCTGAATGGTTTGACGATTTTGAATACCGCATCAAACCCAAGATTGCGAAAAAGGAAGGGTGGGTGAATATTGCTCCAAGCAGGACTGATTTTGATGATGGTTTGGCAGGTTATGTAACCAACGCTTACCGAACAAAAGAAGAGGCCGATGCAAGCAAAGGATTACTTAGCGTTGCCACCATCCGCATCGAATGGGAGGAGGAAGTATGAGCGAAGCACATAAGCATCGAGATGTCATCATCGCCTGGGCGAATGGAAAAGAGATTCAGGGACAGGATGAACAAGGTTGGTTTGATTGGGATAACTCCCTTGGCTTAATGCCGAGTTTTGATTTTGGAAATTGGCGCATCAAACCCACGGTCGTGAAGAAAGACGGGTGGGTGAATGTTTATCGAAATCCCGATAAACCTAGCGGAATTTTTTACGCCACGCGAGCAGAAGCAGACAGACATCAAAAACTAGACAACAGTCGAGTTGCTTGCATCCGCATTGAATGGGAGGAGGAGGGATGAAATTTAGAAAAAAGCCGGTAGAAATTGAAGCTGTTCAGATAACTGAGCAGGGAGTTCTGACGATACCCGAATGGTTGGAGCACGCCATGGACAATGGGTTTGTTTTAATGGGCATAACAATGAACGGGTGCGTGGTTTACATTTACACCCTTGAGGGGGTGATGATCGGTTTTCCGGGTGACTGGATTATCCGCGGAGTTAAAGGCGAACTGTACCCCTGCAAGCCTGACATTTTTGATGCGACGTACGAAGCGGTGATTGAAGATGCCTAGACACAAACACGCGGACGTTATCCACGCCTATGCAGAGGGCGACGAGATTGAAGTGTATGACAAACGCATTGGTTGGGATACTGTACCTTGGCCTAGTTTTGATCCTTCTCTTAAATACCGCGTCAAGCCCAAGATCGTGAAGAAGGAAGGGTGGGTGAATATCTATAGCGACACCATCTCAGGAGGGATCATCTACCCTACAAAGGAGAAAGCTATAAGTACGGCAAGTAGGGATATCACGGCTACCGTTCGCATCGAATGGGAGGAGGAAGTATGAGTAACGAAGCCGAGCGCCTTTGTAACAAAGGTCTGGAGTTGATGAGCCAACACCGTTGGGTGGAGGCTGAGGAGAAGATGACTCAGGCGGTGAATGAGGATAACCAGAGTCCTGAGCTTTGGTACAACTTGGGCAAGTGCAGGTTCCATCAGGATGATTATGACGGGGCGATTCTTTCACTGATCCAAGCGGTAGATCTCAAGAAGTTTTACCATGAAGCCCACGCCCTTTTGGGCAACTGTTACTACGCTATACACGATATATGGAAAGCTAAAGACCATTTCACAAGCGCCCTTTCAGTTGAGCAGGATGACTTCACACGCGAGTGCATGACTGCCAGAGCACACTGCTATCTGGCTATGGGTGAATACACCGTAGGGTTCGAGGAGTACGAATACAGGTTGGCGGAAGCCAACACATGGAATGGTACAGAGTCTCTCGTCGGCAAGACCCTGCTCGTCAAGGCAGAGGGTGGGCTCGGGGATCAGATCTTCTTCGCGCGGTACGCTATCATGCTGGGTCAGCTCGGTGCAGGGTATGTGTTGTGGGAGGTAGATGAGCCTTTGGTTTCTTATATGAACCGGCTGAAGCACGTAGTGGTACGGGGTAAAGAAACTCCTGAACACGACTACATGGTCCATGCAGGGTCATTGCCGTATATCTTTGGGACCAAAAAGGGAACGATCCCGGTGTTTAGTGACTTCCCCTGCCACGTAGTAAACCCTAAGCGCATTGGTATAGCTTGTTCAGGCAACCCCCTGCATCCTGACGATCACCATAGATCCATACCGCTTGCGGAGTTCGAGCCGTTGTTCGAGTTGGATAAAGATTTCCGCGTTGTACAGAAAGATCTGAGGCAGTCGGATGAACAGGTCTTTATGAATACGGATAACCTGATGTTCCCGCTTACGATTGAGGATGTATACGACATGGCTGAGGCTACCAATACTATGGATCTCGTCATCACGGTAGATACCATGACTGCGCATCTTGCAGGGGCCGAGGGAATTCCTACGTGGTTGCTGTTACCATACGCACCCGACTGGCGTTGGGGTCTCGAGGGAGATAAAACGCCTTGGTATCCCTGCATGAGGATCTTCCGTCAGGGAGAGGACAGGGAGTGGGGTCCTGTGATTCAACGTGTGGTGGAGGAATTGAAAAATGCGGAGGTTCGCTAGTTTGCCCTTCGATGTGGCGCGCTGTGTAGGAACCAATTGTACGAAGAAGAATACCTGTGCGAGGCATAAGCAGATTGGCAGAGATGCTGACAATCCCAATTGCATTCGTGTGGTAATGACCGACGCCCTGCGTGATGGGGGTCACTGTGAAATAAGAATAGAGGAGTTAGATGATGGCAGGTAGTGGAATCACTCAATCGATCTATGAACGTGTAGTCAAATCAGCAGATGGTATGACACGGCAGGAACTGAAGGCGAGCCTCTCGCTGACTCCGGATCAGGTGCGGTGCCGCACCAATGACTTGGTCAGAGCGGGGAAACTGGAAGTGAAGAACGACGATCTCGGAGTGCCGAGGTATTACGCTAAGGAGGAGAAGATGGAAGAGAAAGTAGTAGAGCCTTCAACAACTGAGAAGGCTTGGGATCATCTGATTCAGGAAGCCCAGCAGCGTGGATTTGCTCAGGGGTATGCAGCAGGGGCCGAGGCCTCACAACGTGCTGCCTACAATCAGGGCAAGAGCGATACCATTCGCAGGCTGACGGAGTTGCTGTCATGAAGTACTTGCTCATGGTTTTTGCCATACTGCTGGCACTTTTCCTGCGTACCACACAAGCCACGGTGATCTACACGCCGGGGGTAGGTGGGCAGGTCATTACGGACACGCCGAATGGGTTCATGATTACGGACCTTGCCGGTGGTGGGAACACCACGGTGGAGACTTTCGGTAGCACGACAGTGATCCAGCAGCCGGGTCTGCCTCCGACCTTTATCAGGGACGATGCAGGCGCACCTCTCATCGAGCCGGTGGTTCCCATACAGGAGCACCTTGCGGTGCCAGTGGAAGGCTATCTGTAATGGCTGCAACGCCTGAGAAGAAAGTCAAAGACAAGGTGGTGGCTCTACTCAAGGAGCACAACGCCTATTATTTCTTCCCGGCTACGCATGGCTATGGTCGCTCAGGGGTACCCGACATCATCGGGTGCCTCGGCGGTCGCTTCTTTGCGATAGAATGCAAGGCTGGAAAGAACAAACCTACCGCGCTCCAAGAGCGCGAGATGCAACGAATCCGAGACGCGGGTGGACACACGCTCGTGATCAATGAAGACAATATTGAGGATCTACGTACATGGCTAATACCATCGTAATCGACTTTGAAACTTACTACGCAAAAGACTACTCACTGACCAAGCTGTCGACTCAGCAGTATGTGGATGACCCCCACTTCGAGGTAATCGGAGTTGCTGTCAAGGTGAACTCGCAGCCTACGGAGTGGTTCACGGGAACCATGGAGGAGACCCAGCAGTTCCTCGACCAGTATGACTGGGGTAACGCCATCGTGGTGGCGCACAACGCCTTGTTCGATGCAACGATTCTGACGTGGCGGTTTGGTATCAAGCCGTATCTCTGGGCGGATACGCTCAGCATGGCCCGTGCCGTACATGGTACGGAAGTGGGCGGGTCTTTGGCTAAGCTGGCAGTTCACTATGCACTGGGTGAGAAGGGCACCGAGGTCATCAATGCGCTGGGTAAACGCAGGCAGGACATGATCAACGACGGCTCACTGGATGCCTATGGTGAGTACTGCAAGAACGACGTGGATCTGACTCATGCGCTGTTCAAAAAAATGGCTCCGATGTTCGGTAAGGACGAGGCCAAGCTCATCGACATGACGATCCGCATGCACTCAGAACCCAGCCTGATGCTCGACCATGACATCCTTGAAGGGCATCTGGAGACGGTACGCCGGAAGAAGGAGACGCTGCTGGAGCGGTGCGGGTACGACAAGTCCGACCTCATGAGCAACCCCAAGTTTGCAGAGCTGCTGCGTGAGCTGGGTGTGCAGCCTCCGACCAAGATCAGCATCACTACGGGTAAGGAGACCTTCGCTTTTGCCAAGTCCGACGATGCGATGAAGCAGTTGCTGGAGCATCCGAATCCTGATGTGCAGGCCCTTGTCGCTGCCCGGGTGGGTGTGAAGTCTACGCTCGAGGAGACCCGCACTGAGCGGTTCCTGAAGATGTCGGATGAGGGTGGCGCACTGCCTGTCCCTCTCAAATACTATGGCGCCATGACGGGGCGGTGGGCAGCAACGGACGGCACCAACCTGCAGAACCTGCCTCGAGGTTCGACCCTGAAGAAAGCTATCATTGCACCTGAGGGTTATCAGATTGTCGGTGCTGACTTGTCCAACATCGAGCTGCGTGTGGGCCTCTACTTTGCAGGGCAGATCGACAAGCTCAACCTGCTGGCCCGTGGCACTGACCTCTATAAAGACTTCGCTGCATCTGTGTTTGACGTAGCCTACGATGACGTGGACGAGGACCAGCGGTTTATCGGTAAGACCTCACAGCTCTCGCTGATTTACGGCACGGGTGCTAACAAGCTCAGGAACGCCATCAAGATGATGTCAGGGAAAGACATTGGCGAGGCCGAGTCCAAGCGCATTGTGAACCTGTACCGACAGGACTATCCGATGGTCAAGGGTGCATGGTACGAAGGCGAGCGGGTGCTGCAGTCCATACTTAATCATGAGGCGTTTGCCTTTGGGCGCAACCCCAATCTGGTGCTCGATGTGATGGGTAATACGGGCATCAGGCTCCCGTCAGGGCTGTACCTGCGGTACCCGAACCTCCGGCAGGTGATGAATGATGTCGGGCGTCCCGAGTGGTTCTACTCTTCTCGCGCAGAGCGGGTGCGCATCCATGGGCCCAAGTGTTTCCAGAACACCATTCAGGCGTTGGCCCGCTGCGTGATGGGCGAGTCCATGGTGCGTATTCACAAGGTATTTCCAGTGGCGCTCACCATCCATGATGCCGTATACTGTGTCGTACCTGACGCTCAAGTGGAACAAGCAAAGCATTTGATCGTAAGTGAATTGAAGCGGGAACCTTCATGGGCTCCGGGCCTGCCTCTGGACGCAGAAGTTGGTGCAGCGCGGAGCCTCTCTTTCAAGATGGGAAAACTGGAATAACATGAGCACACCTCCTTGGTCTTACTCTTCAATCAAATTGTTTGAGACGTGTCCCCGCAAGTACGAAGCGGAGCGCGTGACCAAGGAGGTGCCTTACACGCAGACCGACGCCACGATTTATGGCACCGAGTTGCATCTCGCAGCGGAAGAATACATCCGTGATGGAAAGCCGATTGACCCGAGGTTTGGATTCATCCAGTCCTACCTCGACAAGTTGATTGACTATCCGGGTATCAAGCACTGCGAAATGAAATTGGGAGTTAAGAAAAAAGATGGACGGTTGGAAGCGTGCGATTTCTTCGACACTGAAGTTTGGTTTAGAGGTGTTGCAGATCTGGTTATTATCGATGGTAATCGGGCATGGATACTGGATTACAAGACAGGAAAGAGCGCCAAATACGCTGACCTTAGACAGCTTGCTCTCATGGCCGCTGCCCTGTTTCTCAAATACGAAGAGCTCGAACGAATAAAGACCTCGTTGCTGTTCGTGGTGTCCAAGGAATTCATTCGTGAGAACTTCCATAGGGATCATGGGCTGACGATTTTCTCCGAGCTGGATGGGCTACTTACACATAGAGAGACCGCGTACAATACAAATACGTGGAATCCACGCCCTAATGGTTTGTGTAAGAAGTGGTGCAAGGTGTTTAGTTGCCCGCACAACGGAGGCTAGTATGTTGAAAGTTGATGGGTTCGATGCAGCGATTATCGGCGTAACCGAAACGTGGTTGCCTGAACCTAGGCTGGTGTATGACGGTCAGAAGATTCTCGCCCTGCTGATGGCGCAGGGGATGTCTGATCTGGAAGCACTGGAGTACTGCAACTTCAACATCGAAGGCGCTTACATGGGCGAGGATACTCCCTTGATTGTTTGGCCCTTTGAGGAAGAAGACTATGCCGATTCCAGCATCGAAGCGTAACTACGCACATGAAACTGCTTTAGAAAAGAAACGCCCCGGTGCGCATGAAGCGCGCATGGAAAGACAGCGTGCAAGGCGTGCACTGGATAAGAAAGGGGTAAGCCGTAAAGGCAAGGATGTCGCGCACGTCAAGGCTTTGGCGAAGGGCGGTAGTAATTCGGATGGCTATTTTCTCGAGTCTCCGAAAAAGAACCGGAGCTATGCACGGGACTCTAACCATAAACCCAAGAACACCTACGACAAACCCAAGAAAAAATAATGCGAGTATCGACAAAGGCCGTGACGCAACTTGCCAAAGACTCGGGGTTTGCCCCTGATCTGATCGAGACGTTGCGGCCTCAAATTGAGACACTGATTCTGCGTGCTGCACGTAGGGAGCGTAAGTTCTGTCAGGGTAAGATCCGGGCATGGTACTTCGATAAGAACCTGTCCAAGGGCCCCCTGTTCAACGTGCTGAATGAAGATGATGACTATGATTTAATCTGACCTCGTTGATCCCTCGAGTCGTTGCCGTAAGCAACTGTAACTAGGAGACAAGATGGAAATCGTTGCAGACAAGGCGCTGCTGGTGCGCACCAGAAATCCAGACAGGATCACACAAGTGATCCCCAAGTCGCAGATTACGAAAGAGGTCGACACCCCCAACGGGAGGGGTTACGAGGTGCTGGTCCATTGGACGCTGCCCAACTCAAAGATCCTGCAGAACCTTGGGTTTAAAAGGATTCCCTCCCCGATTACCCGGCACTACAACTGGCCCGGTATGTACAAGCCGTTCGACCATCAACGGGTCACGGCGGAGTTCCTGACCCTGCACCAGCGGGCTTACTGCTTGAACGACATGGGTACGGGCAAAACGATGTCCGTTATCTGGGCTGCAGACTATCTGCTGACCAAGGGTTACATCCGCAGGGTACTGATTGTTTGCCCGCTGTCCATCATGGACTCAGCGTGGCGTGCGGGCCTGTTCAAGACAGCCATGCATAGACGTGTGGATATTGCGCACGGCACTCCGGACAAGCGCCGGAGGGTCATTGCCTCAGATGCTGAGTTCGTCATCATTAACTATGGCGGTATCGGGGTGGTGCATAAGGAGATCATGAACGGTGGGTTCGACCTGATTGTGTGCGACGAGGCGTCAGCACTGAAGACGGCCAGTACGGATCGGTGGAAGCTGATGAATCAGTTGGTCAAGCCCGACTCATGGTTGTGGTTGATGACAGGCACTCCCGCTGCGCAGAGCCCGCTCGATGCCTACGGGATGGTCAAGATGATGAACTCCCGGGCGGTGCCTTCGCATGTCGCAGGGTTCAGGGATAAGGTCATGCTGAAAGTCAGCACGTTCAAGTACGTACCCAAGCCTGAAGCGTCACATATCGTGCATGAGCTCATGCAGCCTGCCATTCGCTTTACCAAAGAGGAGTGCCTCGATCTTCCCGAGATCATGTACACCGAGCGTGAGGTGCCGTTGACTGCGCAGCAGGAGAAGTACTACAAGCTGCTCAAGAAAGAGATGCTCTTCTATGCTGCAGGCAATGAGGTCTCTGCGGTAAACGCAGCCGTCCAGATGAACAAGCTGCTGCAGATCTCTGCAGGTGCGGCCTATTCGGATACTGGAGAGATCATCGAGTTCGACTGCTCGGCACGGCTCAAGGAGATGACCGAGGTCATCCAGCAATCCAGCCACAAGGTGCTCATCTTTGCTAACTTCAAGCACAGTATTGACACTATTCGCACGCATTTATACAAACACAAGATAACTAATGAGATCATTCACGGCGGGGTCAGCGCCAATAAGCGCACCTTGATCTTCAATGAGTTCCAGACCAAACCTGATCCGCAGGTACTGATCATCCAGCCTCAGGCTGCATCGCATGGCGTGACCCTGCATGCTGCCAACACCATCATCTGGTGGGGGCCCATCACCAGTACAGAGACCTATCTTCAGGCTAATGCCCGAGTACATCGTGCTGGACAACGGAATCCCTGCACCGTGGTGCATCTGACGGGTAGCCCGGTAGAGCACAAGCTGTACACCAGCTTGATGACCAAGACCGAGGCCCATGACGGGTTGCTGAAATTATTCAAGGATGAGCTTGGAATCACTTGACATTGATTAACATGGTAGTAAACTACCCCTACGCCGCTGGGTCAGCGGTTGAAAACCAAGGAGTTGATGATGAGCGAAGTAAGTGCAGAGAAGTTGGTTGGTGTGTACCTGAAGCTGCGTGCCGCTAGGCAGGAGCTGAAGACCAAGTACGACACCGAAGATGCTGTGCTTGAGAAGCAGCAGAACATGGTCACTGAGAAACTTCAGGACATGATGAAAGATGTTGGGGCTGACAGCCTCAAGACCAAATTTGGAACTGTCTCGCGCAAGATCAAGGTGCGCTACTGGCCCTCTGACTGGGGTGCTATGTACGACTTTATCCGTGAGCATGGAGTGCCTGATCTTCTGGAACAGCGCATCAGCCAAGGCAAGATGCAGGCCTTTCTGGACGACCATCCGGACCTCTTGCCTGCGGGTTTGAACGCGGACAGCAAGTACACCATTACTGTCTACAAGCCGAGGGCCAAATGATTGACGACAATTTTGAGGGGGCCTATGATGAGGTTCCCTTCGACTCCTCTTGGATGACCATTCCGGAGGTGACGGAGTTGCTGGGGGTCACTCGACAAACCCTCCACAACTGGCGCAAGCAGGGCCTGCTCCCTGCGTATCGCTTCGGTATGGGCCGTGCTGTCCGTTTTAAACGGTCTGACATTGAACAAATTCGTGCGCAAGCACTTTCCCCAAGGAGAATCTAACATGAGTGATCTCGAACTTTTCCGTGATAAATCCGCCGTAATCCCTGCACACCTGCAGAAGGGCCCTATCGATGCTCTGACCAAGAGCCTGATGGGTACCAGCGATTCCAAGCGCATCTCTATCCGCGGCAATATCTTCCGCATGATTGTAGGTGGGCAGGAAGTTGCCAAGAATGAAGACCGCGCAATGGACGTTGTCATCATCCGCGCTGCTGAGCACACCAGCCGTTCGTACTATGCAGGTACCTACGTCGAAGGATCAAACGCACTGCCTGATTGCTGGTCTACGGACGGCACCAAGCCTGACGGTCAGGTGAAGGCTCCACAGGCATCTGCTTGTGCTATGTGCCCGATGAATGCAGCAGGCTCAGGTCAGGGTACTTCTAAGGCCTGCCGTTACTCTCGCCGTCTGGCGGTGCTGCTCGGTAATGACATCAACAACTCGGATGTCTATCAGCTCGTTCTTCCGGCGCAGTCCATCTTCGGTAAGGGCGAAAGCGGCAAGATGCCTCTGGGTCAGTACGCCAAGTTTATCGGTGGTCACGGCCTGAGCGTCAGCTCGGTAGTTACCGAGATGCGCTTCGATACTTCTTCGGCTACGCCTAAGCTCACCTTCCGTGCGGTTCGCCCGCTCACCGTGGATGAGATGGCTCTCGCTATTGAGAAGGGTGAGTCTGAGGATGCCATCACGGCGGTTACCTATAACCCGGCACAGGTAGATCGTGGCGAAGCGGGTAAGCCGCAGGCTGCAGCACCTGCTGAGAAGGACCCGGAACTCTTCCGTGATCTGCCCAAGCGCGGTGCGGCCAAGGCCGAGAAGCCCGCAGAAGAAAAGCCCGTTGAAGCTGCGGCTGAGCCGGAAGAACCCAAGGTTCGTGAAACCAAGAAGAGCGCACCTGCTGCTGAACCGGAAGATCTCGATTCAGTACTCGATGCGTGGGGTGACGACGACTAACTCTCCCAGTGGTGGGGCCCTCCGGGGCCCCTCTTCGTGCCTTTTTTATAGACAGGTTAGGTATGGACTGGAGAGAATTTTTAACCCTTGTATTGCCCGAAGAAGGGCGCGTGAGCGTCAGGGGCGTCAACTTCAATGGAGTTGATCCTGATGAGTACACGTGGATTCGGCGCTACAACGACTTCGACGACATAGAAAAATTCTTACAAGATGTCGAGAGTGCCAAGCGTGAATCATTCTATAGCCCAGCAACTTTTGGATGGGCTAATAACTGCAAGAAATCGAATATCGCTTTCCTCAAGAGTTTCTATCTGGATCTCGATTGCGGAGAAGGCGAGCGCAAGCAGTTTCCCTCACAGGCTGCAGGAATAGCAGCACTCAAGAATTTGTGCGCGGTCACCGGGCTCCCCTCACCTATGCTGGTGTTGTCGGGTAACGGTGTGCATGCTTACTGGGTACTGGACGCTCAGGTGACAACGGACATCTGGGCCCCCTATCAATTGGGGTTGATCCAGCTTGCTGAGAAACATGGCGTACCATCTGACAATGCGACACAGCATCCTACGCAGCCCATGCGGTTGCCGGGAACCCTGCACTTTAAAGACCCCGAGAACCCCAAACCCGTCACGGTAGTAAAGACGGCGAAGCCCATCACGCTGCAGCAGTTTTCTGACATCGTGCCGATGGCTATCGTCAAGCAGAACTCTCGTGGTGCGCCTGACTGGCTGACTGCATCATTGGCAGGCGAAAGCGGTACCGTGCCGCCCAGCAAGTTCATGAAGATCCTCTCGAAGAGCCGCAACATCATTCCGATTAAAGAAGATGTGAAGTACGTCATTGACGGGAAGGTGGTCTTCAAGAAGGAGACTATCGAGAAGTCAGCAGGATGCCCTCACATCCTGCATGCGTATGAGACGCGCGAGACCATGGAGTACAGCCTCTGGTGTGGTGTCCTGCAGTTGGCGCAGTACTGCGTCGACCGGGATGAGGCTATTCAGGTCATGGGCGAAGGCCATGAGGACGATGACTTCGATAAGAACAGCGCCAAGGCAGCTACGTTCGACAAGGGCGCGGCAACCTGTGCGCACTTCAGAAGCCTGAACCCCACGCTGTGTAACGGCTGCATTCACAACACCAAGATCAACAGCCCCTATTCACTCGGCATCTTCATCGAGAAGAGCGAGACGGAAGAAGACTGCATCATTGAAGAGCAGTACAACGAGCGCACTGAAGACGTGCGATCCATGAAAGCTCCGCTTGAGTATCCCTTCCCGTGGATTCGCCCCAAGAACGGTGGTGTAGCAGTCCAAGGCTTGCTGGCAACCAAGGTCAATGAAGAGACGCAAGGTGACGAG